ATCTGGTGGACAAAAGCCAGATGTACTACCGCAGGGCTTTTCCGCAGGCGCAGTACAACGCCACCACCCATGTGTGGAACTTCCCCAGCGGGGCAAAGATCTATTTTGGCTCCATGCAGTACACCAAGGACCGCACCAACTATCAGGGCAAAGCCTTTGATTTTATCGGCTTTGACGAGCTGACCCACTTTGAATGGGAAGAGTACAGCTACATGATGAGCCGCAACCGTCCCACCGGCCCGGGCACCCGGGTGTACATGCGGGCCACCACCAATCCCGGCGGCATCGGCCACGGGTGGGTGAAGGCGCGGTTCATCACGCCGGCCCCGCCCGGCACGCCCATTGTGGAGGAGCACACGGTCAGGCTGCCGGACGGCACCGAGCAGAAGCTGCAGCGCTCGCGGGTGTTCATCCCGTCCAGCATCTTTGATAACCCCGCCCTGCTGGCCAACGATCCCGGCTACCTTGCAAGCCTTGCCAGCATGCCGGAGGCGGAAAAGCAGGCCCTGCTCTATGGCAGCTGGGACAGCTTCAGCGGTCAGGTGTTCACCGAGTGGCGCAACGACCCGGCCCATTATCAGGATCAGCGCTGGACCCATGTGATCGCACCCTTCACCATCCCGAAGCACTGGACCATCTACCGCGGGTTCGATTTTGGCTTCTCGAAGCCCTTCTCGGTGGGGTGGTACGCTGCGGATGAGGACGGGCGGCTCTACCGCATCCGGGAGCTGTACGGCTGCACGGGCCGCCCCAACGAGGGCCTGCGCATCGACCCGGTGGAACAGGCCCGGCGCATCCGGGAGGCAGAGCAGAACGACCCTCTGCTGCGGGGCAGGGTGATCCACGGCATTGCCGACCCGGCCATCTTTGATGAGAGCCGCGGCGAGAGCATTGCGGCCATGATGGAGCGGGCACCCAGTTTTTTGCACTGGGCCCCCGGCGACCACACCCGTCTGGCCGGAAAGATGCAGTTCCACTACCGGCTGAATTTTGACACGGACGGCAGGCCGATGCTGCAGGTCTTCAACACCTGCAAACACTTCATCCGCACCATCCCGAACCTTGTGTACGATGAGAGCAATGTGGAGGACATCGACACCCGGCAGGAGGATCACATCTACGACGAGTGCCGCTATGTGCTGATGGAGCATCCCATCAGCCCGCCCGAGGCCTCTGCCGCGCCGCCAAGGCCGGACGACCCGCTGGAGCTGCACCGGCAGGCGCGGTTCTACCGCATCTGAAAAAACAGGACAGAAAGGAAAGATTATGGAAGATACAAGAGCAGAAGCCCTGCCCATCGGCGCGGCAGAGGCGGCGGCTGCGCTGCAGACGCTGCAGCGCTACAAGGCGGGCAAGGCGGCGCTGGACAAGCGCCTGATCGACAACGAGCTGTGGTTCCGCATGGGACACTGGAAAAACTACCGCGACCCGCTGATGCCCGGCAAGGCGCAGCCCTCCAGCGGGTGGCTGTTCAACAGCATCGCCAACAAGCACGCCGACGCCATGGACAACTACCCCGAGCCCATGGTGCTGCCCCGGGCGGCAGACGATCAGGCCACAGCGCAGGCGCTTTCCAGCGTGTTGCCGGTGGTGCTGGAGCAGGCGGATTACGAGCAGGTGTACAGCGATGTCTGGTGGCGCAAGCTCAAGCAGGGCACCGGCGTTACCGGCATCTTCTGGGACCCGGCGGCGCGCGGCGGGCTGGGCGACATTGCGGTGCGCAGCGTCAACCTGCTCATGCTCTACTGGGAGCCGGGCGTGCAGGATATTCAGGACTCGCCGGATCTATTCCACCTCAGCCTTGAGGACACCGCCCGGCTGACCGCGCAGTATCCGCAGCTGGCAGGGCACGCCGCCGGTGTGGTGGACGTGCCCCGGTACATCCACGAGGACGGCCAGACCACCGCCAACAAGAGCGTGGTGGTGGACTGGTACTATAAGCGCCCGGACGAAAACGGCAAATTGCGGCTGCACTACTGCAAGCTGTGCAACGGTGTGGTGCTGTATGCCAGCCAGAACGACCCGGTGCTGGCGGCGCGCGGATTGTACGACCACGGCAAGTACCCCTTTGTGTTCGACCCGCTGTTCGTGGAGGAGGATTCTCCCGCCGGGTTCGGCTACATCGACGTGATGAAGGACTGCCAGAACGCCATTGACAAGATGAACCACGCCATGGACGAGAACGTGCTGCTGGCCTCCCGCCAGCGGTATGTGCTCAGCGATACCGCCGGGGTGAACGAGGAAGAGCTGGCCGACCTGAGCCGGGACATCGTGCATGTTGTGGGCCGCCTGAACGAGGACAGCTTCCGTCCGCTGCAAACGGCGGGCTTGCAGGGCAACAGCCTGAGCTACCGCAACAGCCGCATCGAGGAGCTGAAGGAGATCAGCGGCAACCGCGACATGACGCAGGGCGGCACCAGCGGCGGTGTGACCGCCGCCAGCGCCATCGCTGCCTTACAGGAGGCGGGCAGCAAGCTGAGCCGGGATATGCTCAAAAGCGCCTACCGCGCCTTTGCAAGGCAGTGCTACCTTATTATTGAGCTGATGCGGCAGTTCTACGACGAGCAGCGGGTGTTCCGCATCACCGGCCAGCGCGGCGAGAGCGAGTTTGTGCCCTTCTCGGCGCAGGGGCTGCGCGCAAAGCCCATGCCCGCCGTGGGCGGGGTGGAGCTGGGCAGCCGGGAGCCTGTCTTTGACATCGTGGTCAGCGCCGCCAAAAAGAGCACCTTCAGCCGCCTGTCCCAGAACGAGACCGCCAAGGAGTGCTACAAGCTGGGCTTCTTCGACCCCGCCAACGCGGACGCTGCCCTTGCGGCGCTGGAAATGATGGACTTTGAAGGGGTGGAAAAGGTGCGCGCCCGGGTGCGGCAGAACGGCACACTGGCGCAGCAGCTGGTGCAGCTGCAGGGGCAGATGGCAAGACTGACCGCCGCCCTTGCGCAGCAGCCCGGCGGCACCCCGGCGGCGCAGGGCACTGACGGTCATCCGGTACCGCTGCCGGTGGCGGCGGCTGCCCGCGCCATGAACTGGAACGGAAAGGAGGTGAAGTGAGATGATCAAGGTATGCTACAGTGAGTTGGACGGACCCAAGGGGCTGAGTCTGCGGCTGGAGGCCGCCGGTCACGCGGGCTACGCGCCCGCCGGGCAGGATATCGTATGCGCTGGCGCAAGCACCCTGATGCAGGCGCTGGTGTACCTGCTGGCAGGGGAGGAGAGTGCCCGCAGCGATGCATGGGACGAGCCGGATGGCCCGCGCCTTGCCGTGGCAGCACAGGCACCGGTAGCGCCGTGGGTGCAGGGTGCGTTTGAGCTGGCCAAGGCGGGCTTTACCCTGCTGGCAGAGCGCTACCCGGACAACCTGCGCTTTGCGGATGTGAGCCGCAGCGGACAGCAGAGCATGATGGACCTGCAGCTGTTTGCGGAAGGTGAAGCCGCCCCCGCGTTGAGCCCGGAGCAGACCCGGCAGGCAGTGGCTGCGGGCATCCTGAAGCCGGAAGCCCCCGCCGCGCAGCCGGAGGTGCCACAGCAGACCCCGGCAGAGCCGGAGCCGCAGCCGGAAAAGCCTGCACAGCCGGAGCGTCCGGCACTGCCTTCCCTGCCGCTGCCGGTGCAGAACACGGTGCGCGGCCTGCACGCCCGCTGGGCGGCAGAGGAAGCGGCCATGCGCCGCAGCCAGCCGGGCTTTGACCTGAAAGCAGAGCTGAAGAACCCGGAGATGCGCCGCCTGATGCAGCTGCCCGGGATGCGGGTGCAGGATGCCTACCGCCTTGCCCACTACGAGGATGCCCTGCGCACCACGGCACAGACTGTGGAGCAGGGGGTGGTGGAGCGGATGCAGCAGCGCGCCGCACGTCCGCTGGAAAACGGCCTGCGCCCCGGCGCTGCTGCTTCGGTACGGCCGGACGTAGCCGCTATGACCCGCGCCCAGCGGGAAGCCCTGGAGCGCCGTGTGCTGCACGGTGCACAGATCGAACTTTAACCTGACAGGAGAAAGGAAAAAAGCATGATGAATTTCAACATCCAGCTGTTTGCGGACGCGCAGACCAACACCACCGGCACCATGTCGGTGGAGATGAAAACCTTTTACGAGAAGCGCCTGATCGATCAGGCAGAGCCGCGCCTTGTGCACGACCAGTTTGCGGATTACTACCCCGTGCCCCAGAACGGCGGCAAGACCATCGAATTCCGCAAGTACGAC